ATCAGCAAAACAAGCAATTCTACACCACCCATACAATTTTATTGTAGGAAAAGCAGGTTCAGGTAAAACATTGTTAGCTTGTCAAGTTGCATTAGACATGTTTTTTAAAAAAATGATTAATAAAATTATAATAACAAGACCAACAGTCTCAACAGAAGACAATGGATTTTTACCTGGTTCAGAAAAAGAAAAAATGGAACCATGGATTGTACCTATTAAGTCTAATATGCGTAAAATTTACAATAAACCACTCATATTGGAAAAAATGGAAAAAGATGAATCAATTGAATTAGTTTCATTGGCTCATTTTAGAGGTAGAACATTTGAAAACAGTGTTGTAATAGTTGATGAATTCCAAAATTTAACTCGCTCACAATTTAGAATGGCATTAGGTAGATTAGGAAAAGGATCAACCATGATATTTTGTGGAGATAACCAACAAATTGACTTAAAAGACAAAAATTATTCTGCAATAGTTGATTTACCAAAAATTAATGATTCTCAATATGTTTATAAAAGAGTATTAGAAGATAATCACCGCCATACAGCAATAAATGAAGTATTTGAATTATTAAACGGAATGTAACCTCTTCCATTATTTTTTCATATTTATAAGTGAACAACTAAACTTAAATAATATGGCAGAGATTCCAATTTGGCCCGGCTCATCATCATTTGCAATAACTAATAATCCAACACCTTTTGGTTTTTATGATGATGATCAAGAATTTGTAGAAGACGCAGATAAAGTATCACAATGGTGTGCTCATCGTTTAGGTTATCCTCTTGTAGACATTGAATTACAACCTATTAATTTATATTCTTGTTTTGAAGAAGCTGTAAATGAATATGGTTCACAAATATATACTTATTCAATTAGAGATAATATAGGTAAATTAGTAGGATCAGTTACATCATCTAATCAATGGAGTAGTTTAAATCAGGTAAATATAAATGATGATTTTGGTAATAATTTTCAAGGATCAGGATTAGGATCAAATTCACAAACTGGAGGTACTTATGGAGCAGCCTCTTCTAAAACATACTCAGCTTCTTTAGATGTTAAATTAAATAAACAAAAATATGATTTAATAGACACTAATTTAGTATCATGGGAAACTGGATCTTCTCAAATACAAACAGGAGATTTAGGTGTAAAAATACAAAAAATATACCATTATTCACCAGCAGCCATAAATAGATATTTTGATCCTTATGCAGGCACAGGTACAGGAATGCAATCTTTAATGCAAACATTTGGGTTTGGTAATTATTCACCTGGTGTAAATTTTATGCTAATGCCTATGTATTTTGATGCTTTAAAATTACAAGCAATTGAGTTAAATGATCATATTAGAAAATCTGGATATCATTATGAAATAGAACAAGATAGATATTTAAAATTATTTCCTATTCCAACAAGTGATTATAAATTGTGGTTTGATTACACTATAACTTTAGGATCTCAAGGAGGGGGAATTGATCCTGTAACAGGAGAAACAGCACCTTTGAATACAATTACTGATATGTCAAATGTACCTTATGAAAATCCTACATATAGATATTTAAATTCTCCTGCTAGACAATGGATTAGAAAATATTGTTTAGCATTAGCTAAAGAAATGTTAGGAAGTGTAAGAGGTAAATATCAATCTTTACCTATACCTGGATCTGAAACAACATTAGATTATTCACGTTTATTAAGTGAAGCAGCAGCAGAAAAAGAATCTTTAATAACTTCTTTAAGAGAAGATTTAGAAAATGTAACCACAGAAAACCAATTAGCTAGAACATCTAATGAAAACACTAATAAATTAGATGCACAAACATCTGAAGGTAGATATCAAATTTATATACACTAATGATAAAATTAACTAACATACTAACAGAAATTTTAAACACATACCAAGTAGATGCTTATATGTTAACAGACACTGATTTTAATATTACAGATGTATTAGATCAAATTAGAGCTGTACAAAAAATTACAATTGTAAGAAATTTAACACCCCCTGAATATGTTCAACAAAAAGATGTTGAATATACTTTAGTATCACTTAAATTTATAACAAGGGGGGATGCTAAAGAAGATATTGAAAAAATAAAACAAGATATTTTAACATCTGATAGAAGTGAAAATGATTTAAGAGTACCAGGTGTAAAATCTTTTAAATATAAAATAGAAACTTTAAAAAGATTATAATGGCTTTATTTGGAAAAAGTAGAGATATAAATTTATTTCACACTATAAATAGTGAACTTTTAAGAGATATTATACAAACAGAAGTTGCATATTATAAGTTTGTATTAGAACAAACAGTATCAAATGTTTATGGTGAGTCTATGGGTAAAAATTACTATGAACCCATGAAAATCTCGTGTTTAATCGATAAACAAGATTATTCATGGTCGTCCGATGACTTTGGATCTGACCTTAATCAATCCATTGGTTTTAATTTTTTAAAACATGAATTAAAAACATTAAATTTAATACCTGAAATAGGAGATATATTACTTTTTAGAAATAATTTTTTTGAGATTGATAGTAAAAATGAAAATCAACTTATATTAGGAAGAGACCCAGAATATGCTATGTCAACAGAAACATCAAACCATGGAGATAGTTTTTCTATAATAGTTAATGCTCATCTATCAAGAGTTGAAAAATTAAACTTAATACCTCTTAGAGAAGGCAAATATCCTACAATTACTAAAGTAGATGGGGGAATAGCAAATCAAATACCTTAAAATGACTGATAGAAAAAATATTAATCCAAGAAGACCTATACCTAACACAGAATATGATAAATTAAGAAAAAATTTATCGGGTAATTTTGCTAATGGTTTTCCTACTGTAAATTTTCCTAATCCTGATAATAGATCTAGTATAAATAAGGGTCATCATACTTCTCGAAAAGATGATAAAGTAAAAAGTATTTCTATTGGTTTACAAGACCATGATGAAGCAATAATGTATTATTTTAATAATATTATAAATCCTTCAGTTATTATAAACGGTAATAGAACAAACGTTCCTTTAATTTATGGTTCTCCTGAAAGATGGAAAGGAGTTCAAAAAGATGGTTTTTATAGAGATAAAGAAGGTAAAATTCAAACACCTCTTATTATGTTTAAAAGAGACAGTGTTGAAAAAAGAAGAGACTTAGGCAATAAAGTAGATGGTAATAATCCTCAACTATATTATACTTTTACAGAACAATATTCTAATAGAAATGCATATGATAATTTTTCAGTATTACAAGGAAGAAAACCCCAAAAAGAAATATATTCAGTAGTAATACCTGATTATGTTACTTTAAAATATACTTGTACTATATGGACAGATTATATAGCACAAATGAATAAATTAATAGAAACTATAAATTATGCTTCAGATACTTATTGGGGGGATGGAGAAAGATTTAAATTTAATGCTAGAATAGATACTTATAATAATACAACAGAAATTGCACAAGGTGAAAATAGAACTGTAAAAACTAATTTTGGTTTAACTTTACAAGGATATTTAGTACCAGAAAGTATTAATAAAGAACTAGTTAAAAGACCACAAAAATCATTTACAAAATCAGTAGTAACATTTAATACAGAATTAATAGTAGGCCCTACAGGTACTCGAAAAACTAGAAAAGAAGTTAGAGGTGCACCATTAGGAACAAATATAGAACAAGTGGGATTAGGGGTAGGTTATCAATTATTAGGACAAACAAATCAAATAGGATAAAATGGCAAAACAAAACAGAACAACTTTAAAAGCATATTTCCAACAAGGAGATATTCCAACTCAAGGACAATACGCAGATTTAATAGATTCTCAATTAAATTTAAATGATGGTAACACCCAAATACTATCAGGTAGTATTAGTGCTTCTAATTTTGTATCAAGTGCTGGTATATCATTGGCGGGGACTATAAGTTCTAGTGGTAATCTTGAAATAGGAAATATAACATCTTCAGCAGGGGTAAGTATAGCAGGAAAATTAACAGCAGCAAGCGCTGTAATAACTGACATTACAGGTAGTAATATAAGTGCTAGTTTACAATTAATAACAGATAAAATACAACAAGGAAGTGCAGCTAATGGAATTAATATAACTGGACATATAACAGCCTCAGGAAATATAAGCGCTAGTGGAACAATAACAGGAGATACTTTAGTAACAAATAATTTTACTCCAACCCATATAACAGCCTCAGGTAATATAAGTGCAAGTGGTGATGTAATAGCAAATACAGGTTCATTTAACCATATAAGTGCAAGTGGGGATATAATTGCAACCAATTTGACTGCAATAGATGTAATCACATCTGAAAGATTTGTTTCAACAGGACAAACAGCATTTGGAGACGCAGCAACAGACACTCATACATTTATAGGAAATATAACAGCTTCAAATAATATAAGTGCAAGTGGAAGAATGGAAGCTAATAGAATGTACCCACAAGGTAAAAGTGAACCTTTTATATCAACT